ACCTGGTCGGCGAAGCCCGACTTCACCTGGCTGCGCAGCTGCGCGGCGTCGGCCGCTGCGATGGCGCCGGCCTTCTCAGCGTCGGCCAGCAGCTTCAGCTCCTGCCGGTACTGCTGAGCCGCGGCAAAGAGCGGGCTGTAGCGGCCGCGCAGCTGGTCCAGGGCGGCGCCCTGCTGGTCGGAGGCCCGCTTGGCCTCGGCCGAGGCCTGCGCCTGCTGGCGCTCGATGGCGGCCAGGCCGCTGGCCTCCTGCTGAGCGGTGCGCAGGGCTGCGCCCAGCCGGGCGCGCGAGGCGGCCGCCTGCTCGGCGGTCAGCGCCCCGGCCTTTTCCAGGGTGGCCACCTCCTGCATCGCCTGCCGGTGCTGGCGCTGCGCGGCATAGAGAGGGTCGTAGCGGGCGCGGAGGTTGCCCAGCGCCTGGCCGTAATTGGCCGCGCTGGTGACCACCCGCTGCAGCGCCTGCGCCGCCTCCTCGGCCGCCCGTGCCTGCTCCCGCAGCGCGGTGTCGCGCTGCCGGTCCAGGGCGGCCAGGCTGACCAGCTCCTCCTTCTCCTCCCGGTAGGAGGCGACCAGCCGGGCGCGGATGGCCGCGGCCCGCTCGGTGGTCAGGGTGCCCGCCTTCTCGAGCTCGGAGATGTCGCGCAGCGCGGCCAGGTGCTGGCGCTGCGCGGCGAACAGGGGGTCATAGCGGGCGCGCAGGTCGCCCAGCGCCTTGGTCTGGGAGACGATGCCGGCCAGCGCCTCGGAGCGGGCCCGGCTCAGGTCGGCCTCGCTGCGGGTCGCCGCCTCGGCGGCGGCGGAGGCCTGCTGCAGCGCCCGCATCTGCGCGTTCTCGCGGGCGATGCGCTCCTGCGCGACCCGGATGGCCTTTTCGGCCTCCGCGGTTGCGCGGGCGGTGATGGCGGCGGCGTCGGCCTCCGCCAGGCCTTCCTCGCGGCGCGCCTTGTCCACGTCACGGATGACAGCGGCCAGCTTGCGCTGCGCCTGCTCGCTCTTGGCTGCCAGCTTCTCCTCGTCGAGGTAGCGCCGGCGCAGCGCATCGGCGCCGCGCGAGGAGGAGGTGACCAGCTCTTCCTGCGCCCGTGCGACCTTCTCGGCCCCCGCCGCCATGTTGGCGAAGGCCTGGGTCACAGCACGGGCGGGGCCGCTGGCCTGATCGCTGATCGCCGCCTCGAAGACGGCGCGCTCGAGCAGATCGGTTCCGGCCATCAGCGATCCTTATTGCGTCGGATCACCAGGCCTGGGCTGGCCACACGTTGGCCGGCGCGCGCGCCGGTCAGCAGCCGGTACTGCCCAGGAAAGGTGACGGTGTAGAGGGATTGGATGTCCAGCTCGCGGAAGCGGCGCTTCATGGCGCGGGCCGCGTCGTCGAAGAGGTGCGGCTCGGAGCGGAACTTCACCGCCTGGTTGCCGGCGCGCTGGCTGTCGACCAGGCGGCTATAGGGCTGCCGGTTGAAGATCAGCAGCTCGGCCTCACCAGGCACCATCTTGGGGTCGAAGGCCTCGGCCCGGATGGATCGGCCATTCACCGCGATGTGGAAGCTGTCCTGGTAGTTGCCCGTCAGGACGGGAGAGCGCCGCTTCAGGAAGTCGACGGCCGCCTTGGCCGCCTCACCGATCCGCTGGAAGCGGTAGACGATCACGCCATCCGGCCGCACCTGGTCCTCGGTTCGGCCAAGCTGGCCGTCGACCAGCAGGTCATAGGTCTCGACCGCGCGGCCAGCGGCGATCAGACCCGCGAGGCCCTTGCGGGCGGCGCGCGCCAACGCCGCGGAGCGCGCCTCGGCCGAGAGGTGCTGCTGCACGAAGACAGCCGTGCGCAGCGCGAAGGCATTCCGCGCCATTCACTGATCCCCTGTCTTCTTGGCCTTTTCGGCGCACCATTCCCGGTAGACGGCATCCATCGCCGCGAGGCACTGGCGCAGCAGCGCCAGCTCGTCGCGGTCGAGGCCGTGGTGCTCCGCCCAGGCGTCGGAAGCGCGCCAGGGGATGCTGAGAGGCTGCGGCGGGCCCATGCCGCCGGCGGCCCACTGGCGCTCGGGATCCAGCTCCCACCAGGCACGCCAGCACCAGTTATCGAGCGGATCGGCTTCGGGCGGGTTAGGCACCCACCCTTCGCCAAGATCCTCGCTCAGATGTTGGAGGTGTGACCACCGGAGATGGTGCCGGAGGCGCTCGGCGAGTTTCCCGCCGTGGCGTCGGCCTGCTCCTTCCAGGTCTCGCCCACCTCGGTCGCGGCGGCCAGCGTCGCGTAATAGACCTTGCGGTAGTCGGGGTTCAGGATCAGCGCGCGGAACTCGTCGGCGGTGACCGGCTGGCCCTGCTTCTCGCCGTCGTGGTGCACCAGGTTGCGCACATCCAGGAAGCACTGCTCCGCGAAGGTCTCGCGCACGATGCGCTGGCGCTTCTCGCCGGCCATCTGGTCGGGACGGCGGCCGCCTTCCTTGCGGACGCGACGCTGAACCTCGTCCTCGTAATCGGAGGTCAGGCCGCGCACCTTCACCTCGATGTCGCCGAAGTCGGGGCCGAGTGCGATCCAGGCGCCATTGCGCTCGGCGGCGCTGTCGATGCGCTGATCCTGCAGCAGGGAGAGGGAGGCGGGCTTCTTGGCGGTGTTGGCGGTCATGGTGAACAGATCCCTTCGGGGAGGATGGAAAGAAGACGGGCTCGGGTAGAGGCGGGGCGGCAGCGCCCGAACACTGCCGCCCCGCGCGCCTCACGGCGCCCCCCGGCTGCAGCCGGAAGCGGGGTCAGGCGACGGCGGAGAAGCGATCCACCTGCAGCGTCAGGTCGAAGGTCGGGTCGGGATTGCCCTCGACCGTCCATTCGACGCTGACCGGCTGGTCGCGGCCGCCGGCCACGATCTTGGGATTGGTGAGCACGGAGCCGAGCAGGCCGAAGACATAGGCGGCGCCATCGGCGTCCGCGGTGCGCCAGGCGACCGGCTGCACGCTCTCCGCCTTGTAGCGGTCGTATTCGTTCCAGCTCTTGAAGAGCATGGCGATGGTGCCGCTGGCCGTCAGGCTGCCGTTGCGCATGCCCTGCGCCGAGGCGGAGCCCATGCCATAGTCGGCACCGGCGCCCTCGCGCTGCACCTGCAGGGCGACGCTGGTGACCACAGCGTCGACCGGCGTGTCGGCGATCAGCACGCCGCCGAAGCCCGCGACCGCGTCATGGAAGCGGCCGGTGGGCGCAGCGACGATGGCGCCGGTGGAGCCCTCGACGAGTGCCTTCTGCTCGACCTTCGACATGAAGGTGAAGCTGCCGGAGAAGAAGTTGCCGGTGCTGCCGTTCAGCGACAGCTGCGAGACGATGCTGCCGGGGTACTGCAGGAACATGTTCGCGGAGAGCTTCTTCTGCAGGAAGAGGCTCTTGGTCAGCGTGCCATTGCGGATCATCGAGCCGCGGATCTTCGCGGCGGTGCCGGCCGGCGTCTCGTTGATCAGCGTCTTGCCGGCCAGCGTCAGCTCCAGGGCCGAGGCCTTGGCGGCGACCTTGTAGAAGCCGTTGTTGGCGCCGGCGGAGGCGGTGAAGCCCGACAGCTTGATCCACTGGCCGACCTGGACGGCAGCGAACTTGCCGGCCGTGGCGCTGGTCAGCTTGTTGCCGGTGGCCGCGGCCACGATGTCGCCGCCGACGCCATCGATGGCCAGCGCCGCGCTCCAGTCGTCGCCGAGCAGGCAGGCGATCAGATCGTCGAAGGTGCCGTAGCTCAGCGCGAAGTTGAGGCCGCCGCCGGCGCTCTCCTGCTGCGTCACCGACGCGGAGACCTGCTTCTTCTTGTTGATCTCGGACGGGCGCGAGCGCTGCTTCTCGCCGGCCAGGCTCTCGCCGGTGTAGCGAAGCGCGTTGAAGGCGACGGCGGGCTTGACGCCCCAGGTCGCCTCGAGCGCGTAGCTCAGCTCGACATCGTTCGCCTCGATGCCGGCCTGGTAGCCGGAAACGCTGGGCATTCTGTGGTGATCCTCGGGGGATGGGGGGGCGCCAGGCGCCCAGAAACAGAGAAGGGCGCCAAACGGCGCCCTGCATTACGGTTCGGAACCGCACCGAAGTTGTCGGATGCTGGAAGTTGTGCTTATGAATCGACGTTCATGGAGCACAGGACCTCATATGTTGTCGCCTCAGCTTTCAGCCTTCATCCGGAATTGGCGAGCTACCAATTTTCGCGAAAGGCTGGATGCTATCAAAGGAAGCTATCTGATGGCCAAAAAGCCATTTGAAAGAGAACTTCAGGCCATAGAAGAAGCGCATCATAAGGCTTCACCCGAAGATCATGACCCTGAGGTCTGGACATATCAGGATCATCTCTCTTACCGAGCCGCAGAAGTGCTTGCGGATCTTGCCGACCTGCGCAATGCCTTTGCTGTAATGATTTACCATCGATGGGAGAGATCTGCTCACCAGTGGATAGAGATTTCTGGAAGCCCCAACCACGAGGATATTACGAAGAAGCTCACCGCAGCAGGTATCAGTTTTCACGAAGACCTTAAGATGCTTCAGCTATTAGCTAATGTGGCCAAGCACAACAGTGCTAAATACGGGCCCAAGCTTTTCGCCTCGCACCGCGGCTTATTCAAGGTGGGCTTCGATCCGCAAGGAACGTCCCCAACAGGGAAGATGCCCGAGCATGTCGACTGGGCCGGCAATCTTGCCCTTACTGACGAGCATATTCCCGCCTTCTGCGACATCGTGGCGCAGTCCTCCCCGCGGTGAAGATCTACCGTGTTCGGTCCTGAAAGACCCAATCGACCGAGGCCGTCAGGCACCACCACTCGCCGTCTTTCTCGGGACGGTGGCCGGCACCGATGCTGGCGCGCCGGTAGGCCATTGGGCCGGGCGGCAGGCCGCGGAACAGCCCCACCATGTGCTTGGCCAGCACCAGCGCCCGCAGGCTGCCGGCGCCGGCCTTGATCAGCACATGCATGTAAAGGGTGCCGTCCTCGAGCCAGACGCCATCCTGGCCCATCTCTGCTGGCTCGGTGACGTGGCCGGCCATCTCGACCACCAGGTGCAGGCGGTCGCCTTCGGTCGGCGGCTCGAAGGGCTCGTTGGGCCACTCGATGGGCACGCCCACCTGTGCCGCCTCGATCCGGCTGCGGGCGTCGAGCCAGGCTTCCGGGCTGGCCATCAGCGGCCTCCCTTCGCCTGGACGATGTGCAGCACCGCCACGCCGCCGAGGGCGCGGGTGTCGCAGCTCTGCACGGCGAAGCGATGCCCCCGCGCCAGGATGGTCATGCCGCGGCGGGGCGCCGCCTCCCAGCCCAGCTCGGCCAGCAGCAGCGGGCTGAGCCGCACCTCGATCTCGCCCTGGTAGGCGTCGCCGACGATGCGGTCAGGGCGCCAGCCCTGGACGGTGCCGCGGCTTTCGGCGCGCGCCGGCGGCGGAGCGGCGGCGGCCTGGGCGTTCCAGGTCAGGCTGCCCTGGTCGGGCGGCGGCGGCGGCGCCGGCTCGGCCTCCAGCGCCAGGAGCTCGCCGTCGCGGCGAAGGTCGCGGGCGACCTCGCGCGCCAGGGTGCGGCCGAGGCTCATGCGAAGCTCCGGCGCACATAGCGCGCGATTCCATCGGCCACCTGCGGCGGCAGATCAGAGCCGCCCTTCCGAGGGTCGACCCAGCTGCGCGACACCACCTGGTCCATGCTGGCCGAGCGCAGCATCGGATCGCGCCCGGCGCTTTCCCGCAGGGCGGTGACCAGGCGCAGGCAGGCGATCCGAAGATCCTCCGGCACCGGCGGCCCCTCGACGCTGTCGGGCTGCCCCGGCAAGCGATAGCCGGCGGCGTACTCGACGATGATCACGCGACCGCTCCAGGCGCACGGCAGGCCATCCCGCAGGCGCATCAGCCGCGCGCTGTCTTCGGGCAGGGCCCATTCTTCGGGCGCCAGCTCGACGTCGTCGACCGTGACCGCGAGGACAGTGGCGGGCCGCCGCGCCAGCAGCAGGCACTCGCGGCCATCGATGCCATAGACGATCTGCCGCAGCCCCTCGCGGGCGAAGATGCGGTTGCAGCGGCCGGCGATCATCACCGAGGCGCTGTCGATGGCGCTCAGCAGGTCGGCATTCTGCTCGTCGCCGCTGATGCTCAGCTCCGCCTTCACCTGCGCCAGGCTGACCAGCGCGTGGGTGGTGGTGCGGCTGGTGACGATCAGCATGCCCGCCCTCAGTATTCGGTCGGGCTGGACAGCACGTAGACGGCGCCGACCTTCGCCACGTCGGTCGTGCCGGCCGACAGGTCGGGGGTGAACTTCGCCCGCACGAAGCGCTTGGCCTCGAGCAGGTTGCAGCCCAGCACCGCGGCGCCGGTGACAGTGCCGCCGGCCGAGCTGGGCAGCGTCAGCACCGTCGCGCCGGGCTCGACATCCGACCAGGTGTTCGCGTCGTCGCTGTGCTCGAAGCGCACCGCCTTCAGGGCGAGCGCCTGGCCGGCGGTCAGGGTGGCGCGTGCCGCCAGCACCAGGGTCAGGCTGGCGAAGCGCTTGGTGCCGAAGTCGTCGCGCAGGTCGATCTGGCCGCCGGTGATCTCGGCGTTATCGCCGGCGCCGCCGGCGGTGAGGGAGGTTTCGACCGCGCAGAAGCGCGGCGTCAGCAGGGCCGCGTCATCGCGGCCCAGGGCGGGGGTCAGGGACATGGTCGGGGGTCTCGATCAGGAGGGGGCCGGAAACGCCGAAGGGCGCCCGGAGGCGCCCTTCTCGGCAGGCTCAGCAGCAGGCGGGGCTCACTGGCCCCACTTCACCCCGGTGACCATGCCGAAGGCCTCCTCGTGCTGCAGGGCGAAGTCGTGCGACATGTCGAGCTTGATGGCCATCAGGCCCTGCGCCCACATGTTCACCTGCCGGCCCGAAGCATCGGTGAAGGAGGCCTGGTCGGACACCGACAGCGACATGGCGACGCTGTCGCCGATCATGGCGAAGCGGTGCGCGCCGAAGAAGATCTCGCCGCCATCGCCAGCCGGGCCGGTGATGTGGGTCGTGGTGTCGACCGGATAGCCCAGCAGCGTCGGGTTCGGCCCTTCCAGCGTCGGGAAGGCCTTCACGTCGCCCTGGTACAGGTCCTCGAGGTACATCTTGATGGCCGGGTTCATGAACCAGGCCGGCTCGTTGCCGTCGATCTCGACGTTGGCCAGCGCCATCGCCTTCAGCAGCTTGCGCAGCACCGCGCGGACCTGGGCGTTGTTCGGCGTGGTGAGGGCACCAGCGTCGAACTTCATGCTCGGCAGGATGGAATAGGCGTAGCCCTTCACCTCCTTGCCGACGCCGGTGCCGTAGAGGCACTTGCGGTCCTCGAACTCGGTCGCGCCGCGCACCAGCTCGTCACGGCAGTAGCTCTCGGTGCTGATGGTGTTGGCGTTGCGCAGCAGCTTCTTGCTGATCGGCAGGATGGCCGAGATGTCCTTCTCGGTCATGTCCATCAGGCCGAACTTCACGCCGGTGACGGCGCCCTGCTCGCCCTCGCCGACATAGCCGACCGTCGCGCCACCCTTGCCGCGCAGGTAGGAGCTGTTGCCCGGCACCACGCGCGCCCGGCGGCGCACCACGGTCTTGGGCGCGAACTGACGGATCAGCTCGGAGGCATAGGTCGGCGAGACCAGGAAGCCGCCATCGGCATTGGCGCTCAGCGTCTGCGCGCGCGTCACCTCCAGCGTGATGGGGTGCCGCTCGCCATAGAGGCCCTTCGCCACCTCGGCCGGCTGCACCATGCGCTCGCCGCTGCGGAAGGCGAGCTGAGCCATGGCGTAGGAGCGGATGAAGCCGCCGACCTCGTGGCCAAGGTCACGCGGCCCGGCCGGCGCGGCCGGCACGGTATCGGAGCGCGTCTCCGGCGGCGGCGGAGCCTGTTCCAGCGCGCGGGTGCGCTGCGCCTCCTCGAGCCGCGTCATGCGCTCGATGTCGGCGTCGGCGGTGCGCAGCTCGGTGTCCAGGGTGTCGAACCGGGCCCGGCTTTCGTCGGTCAGCTCCGACCGGGTGATGGTGTCCATCTCCTCCAGCAGCTTGCCGCGCTTCTGGCGCAGCTCCACCAGCGTGACGGTGCCGCCCAGGCCGAAGGCCAGCGCGCCGCCGATCAGGCTGGCATCGAGGGAAGCGGGGGAGAGGTTCAGGCCGGCGGCCAGCGCCTGGCCGGGGTCCAGCAGTAGCACGCCCAGCAGGGCCAGGCACAGCGCAGCGCGCGCCACGGTCAGCATGCGACCGAGCTTCATGGGGTATTCCTCGGAGGAAGAAGGGGGCCGGGGGTCACCCGGCGAGGGGGTCAGCCGCGCGCTCGGGCCAGGCGCAGGCGCATCGCCAGCACCTCGGCGGGCACCGGAGGCGGCGCCGCCTGCAGGATGGAGCGCATCGCGACCGAGGTGCGGGCATAGGCCGGCGCCGAGACGATGGAGATTTCATGCAGGGCCGCGGCGCGATGCGCGACGGCCGCCAGGCGGCCATCGGCGCCATAGGTCTTCTGCATGTCGACCGGCCGGAAGCCGAAGGACATGCCCGCATAGTTGCGGACCCGGATGTTCTCGAGCACGTCCCGCGCGGCCTGGGTATCGGGCAGCTCGGCCTCGAACTCGAGGCCCCGCGGCGTGTCGCGCAGGCGGAGGTTGCCCGCCTTGGTGCGGGCCAGCAGGCTCCGCTCGTCGTGCTCGAGCAGCAGGCGCACGTCGGCGCCGCTGCGCAGCGTCTCGCCGAAGACGCCCGGCTCGAGCCACTCCTCGAACTCGCGGCCGCCATAGGAGCGGATCCTGGTCTTGGCCTGGTAGGGCGCCGCCAGGCCGCGGATCAGCCGGGCCGGCAGGCCGTCGCCGGTCTCGCCGGCGCGGATCTCGAGCTCGGCGAAGCGCAGCTCGAGGGCCGCCGGCGTCGCGCCGTCAGTCTCCAGCATTCACGGGTTCCTTTGCCGGCGCCGCCGGCGGTGCGTCATCATCGGCGCCTGCAGCTTCTGCTGCGCCATGGCGATGGCCACCAGGATCGGCACCGAGGCGCCGTTGATGAAGAGGGTGTCGCCGCCGGGCTCCGGCGGCAGGTTGAAGTCAGCTCGCGCCTCGTCGGGCTTGGCGATGCTGTTCTGGATGGCCTGCGCCCAGAATTCGGTGCGGCTCTTCAGGTCGCCCCGCAGCATCTCGCTCTCGTCGTGGTCGACGTAGAGGGTCTGCCGCTCCTCCAGGCTCAGCAGCTTCATCAGCACCGCCTGCTGGGTGGCCACCAGGTGGGGCCGCAGGCAGTGCTTGTAGTGGCCGAGGTCGAGGTGCTCGATGTTGGAGAAGGTGCCCTTCTCCAGGTCGTTGATCAGGTGCGCCGTCACGCGGAGGATGCCGGCGATCACCGAGCGGTTGAACTTGCGCGTCTCGAGCAGCTGCGCCTTCTGGCCATCCTGGCTGATCGGGTAGAACTTCGCGTCGCCGCCGAAGACGCCGATCTTGCCGACATTGCCCAGGCCGCCATAGGCGCGGTTGACCTGGATGCGCGCCTCCTCCGCCGCCTCGTCGTCGAGCGGGTCCTTCACGGCGATCATGCCGCTGAGGTTGCCGCCATTGGCGAAGCTGGTGGACGCGAACTCGTTGGTGGCCAGGGCGCTGCCGATGGTCTCGCGCTGGTAGATGTCCCAGACGGACAGGCCATAGAGGCCATAATCGGCGCCGCGCATCAGCGGCATGTGCTGCAGGTGCAGCACCTCGTGCTCGAGGAAGATGGCGGTTTCGCCGCCGCGGCTGCTGATCCGATAGGCGCGGCGCCATTTGCCGGCCTCGTCCCGGTACCAGAAGGGCTGGCAGCGGCCGAATTCCACCGGCAGCAGGCCGATGGTGCGGCCGTCCATGTCCCGCTCGATCAGCGAGTAGTGGTTCCCGTGGTGCAGCTTCTCGAAGAAGACCAGCTTCCAATAGTCGAAGGCGATCATGTGCGGGCACGGGCTGTTCAGCAGCACGTCATAGAGCGGGTGGTCGGTCGCGTGCTCGCGGCTGACGAAGCGCTGGCGCCGCTTCCCCTTCTCCTCCCGGTAGAGGTAGAGGGGCAGCATGGCACAGCCCTCGGCGATGACGTTGTAGCAGGACAGCACCGTGTCATGGGTGATCGGGCTGTCCCGCGTCACCTCCACCCCTGACTTGGTCGCGCCGCCCAGGAAGCGGGGGAGGTTCTGCCAGGTGTCGTAGAGGCGGCTCCGGGTCTGCGTCGGCGCGCCGCGGCGCCGGAAGGGCCACATCAGGCGGTGCCTCCGAAGATCTGGGATGCCTTCAGCTTCTGCTTCGGCGGTTCCGGGTTGCGGCTCATCAGCGCCACGGTGTTGAAGCTGGCCATCAGGGGGTCGATCTTGGTCGCGCCCGAGACCTGCTTGGTGATGATCACGGCATTGCCGCGCGGCTCGACGCGGGCATTGCCCACCGCCCAGGCCAGCAGCGGCTGCCCGCAATGGGTCAGCGTACCATCGGCCAGCTTGCGCTCGGCGGTGCGGATGGCGTTGGTCAGTTGCCAGCCCTGCGACACGGCGACCACGCGGTCGCCGTTGATGCCGGCCTCGTCCAGCGCGTCGACGATGCTGCCCACGCCCATGGCGTCGAGGCCGACCTGCACCAGCTTCTTGCTGGCATCGACCTTCTGCAGGATGGCGACCAGCTGGGCGATGTCGTCGCCCATGTTCTCCACCCTGGTCAGGTGGCCATCCTTCTGGAAGCGCTCCAGCTCGGTGACGATGGACTTGCGCCGCTCGTAGACGGTCGGGTGCGCCCAGGCATGGCACCACAGGCGCCACTGCTTGGGGTCCGACTTCAGCCGGCCCAAGATCGCCAGGGCGAGCAGATCGTCGAGGCCGCCGCCATCGCCGCCGGCCACCAACACGTCGCTGCTGCGGATGATCTCATCCAGCGTCAGCGAGGGGACCGCGGCCTTCAGGAAGACGTCGGCGCCGGCCCAGCGATCCGAGCGCAGCGCCAAGCCGATCTCGACATTCAGGTGCTTGGCCAGGAAGCCCTGAATGGACCCCTCGCCCCCCTCTATTGCCTTGTCGTATCGGCTCTGCAGGAAATGCTCGTCGACCGTAAGCCCCAGGTTGGGGTTGGTGACGTAGAAATTCTGCGGCAGGCGGTGCGCCTTGGCCTTCAGCATCGCCTCGGGGAACTCGTAGAGGATCGGCAGGAAGTGCTTGTCGGCGATCCGTCCATCCCGCACGCCGCGGGCATACTTCAATTTCTGGTCCATCACCCCCGCCGGCGGCTCGTCGGATTGGGTGGTGAGGTAGATCACGAAGCCTTCCGGCCGGCTGGCCAGGCCGCCGGTCGCCTCGAGCAGCATATTCTCGGCGCCCGGCCGCTTCCCGAAGAGCCACAGCTCGTCGACCAGAATGCCGGTCGCCTTCTTGCCCGACACCGTATTGTTGTCGGCCGCGACCACCTTCAGGGTCGCCCGCGTCCCGCGATGGGTGATGGTTCGCGTGTGCTCCTGCACATGGAACAGCGCCTCGAGCTCGGGATCGGCCTTCACCATGTCCCGGGCCGGGTAGAAGCTGTTGTTGGCGATCTCAATAGTCGGCGCCAGGATCAGGTACTCGGCCGATAGCCGCCAATTGCGGATCAGCGCCGTCATCATGATCGCAGCGGCGACGGTCGATTTCGTGTTCTTCTTGCTGACCAGAAGCAAGTATTCCTGGATCAGCCGGCGGCCAGTCTCGTGGTCATAGGAACCGAAGACCGCCTCGGCGAAGGAGAGGATCCAGGGGCGGCAGGCGTCGCCGATCTTGGGGCTGCCGGGCGCGTCCCGGATGATCAGCTCCTTGAAAACCGCGAGTGCCGCCGCGGCCTCTTCGGGAAAGAGGGGCGGCATGGGCACCAGGCTCTGCCGGGCGACGATGCGCTGCTCCCAGTCGGGGCAGGCGGTCGACCACTCCTTCACCCGCCGTTATCCACCACCAGCTTCGGCGGCGCCGGGGGAGCGAACTTGCCGCCGGCCGCCGCCTCGGCGGCCTGCTGGCGCTGCTCCTTCTTGCCCGGCGCCGCCCCTTCCAGCTTGGGGTGCTGGAACGGCAGAGCGGCCACCGCGAGACGTACTTTCACGTCCATGGAGGCCTGCGGGTCGTTGATCATCTCCATCGCGAAATCGAGGGCGGAGGCGAAGCGCCTGGTGCTCGGCTCCGCCCCCTGCCCCTCCTCGGCCGCCGTGGCCTTCGCCGGCGGCGGCGCCTTGGCCGCCTTCTCGAGCACCTTCTCGGCGGCCTTCACCTTGGCCTTGGCCGGCCCCTTCCCGCTGCGGGTGGCCGCGCCCTTGGGCCGCCCCGCGCCAGGCCGGAAGCCACCCTTCGCCATGTTTGAATTTCCTCTGGTAAGCCGTTGATCCGGCGGGCGAAAAAATCAAAGGCGCCCACCCCGGAAATCAAAGCGGGGGATTTAATCCGCAAATGGGCCCCCAAAGCGGTGGGGGGTCCCCCACCGCTTTGGGGGCCCATTTGCGGATTAAATCCCCCGCTTTGATTTCCGGGGTGGGCGCCTTTGATTTTTTCGCCCGCCGGATCAACGGCTTACCAGAGGAAATTCAAACATGGCGAAGGGTGGCTTCCGGCCTGGCGCGGGGCGGCCCAAGGG